TGAAAAAGAGAGAGATAAATGAGTGAACTAACATTAAAATTTCCGACAGCAACTGAAGATATTAAAAACTCACCGACGACGGATCATGGATCCCAGTTGAAAAGCGATATGCTCGATACTGAAATGTTTTCAATTGAATTAAACAAAAGAACGAAAGTTATAAAACTGTTTCATAATCAGAATGAATTATTGTCTGTAACTCATGATGACAAGACTTACGTTGAAAGATTATTTAATACATTGTTAAACACAGTAAAACAGAAAATGAGATTTTGGAGCACAAACTAATGATAGTATATTCAATAAAAGAATTAGCTGATAAATGTGAAACCATCATGGATGTTGTTCCTAAAGATGCGACTGAAGACAATACAGAATTTAAAAATGCAGTGGATCTTATGGCTGATTTAAGGTTAAGATTAGGCGATACAGGTTATCATTTAATAGATATCGATATGGCTAAAAAAATGCTACACTTGAGGAATGGCAAATGAAACTTTTCTTGATATTAATCGTCTTATTTTTCTTGCTGTGGTCTTCTTTTCCGAGGATGATATCGGCATTACTGATTATGATGATCATAGGACTGTCATGAACAAATTAGATGCAAAGAATCATCCAGTATTAAAATGGATAAAAAATGTCATTTGTCAGTTTCCAGACATAGAGGAAATGGTTGAAGAACATTTAATAAAAAATACTCCACCAAGATCACAAGTTGAATGTAGTAAAAGACTAGAAAATTTATTGAAAGAGATTGAAAAAAGACACGGGTATACACCCGCAGATGCAATAAATGATATTAAAAGGAATTTAAACTAATGGAAATTTTTACTTGCTCATGCTCTACGACTTACTGTAATTGTAGAAAAAATTTTACAGAACAATCTACAACGGCGCTCGGAAAAATTAAGACTACAACTGAGATGTATATAAATGGTGAAAAAGTAACTAAACGTAATCCAATTAAAGCAATCTTTAATAAGATTATATCAAAACAAAAGAGAAAAGAAATTAAAGAAGCCATGCAACAAAAAAAATTATTGCTAAAAATCAATAAAGATTGGGTATCACACTAATGGCTAAAAAATATATTACATTAAGAAAATTAAATAAGAAAACTGGTAAAAAAGAGGGACCTATTTTATTTGCTGAAGTAAACGGTCACTACTTCGATGGTAAGAATTCTTACACACTTTATAAGGATGCACGGGGAAAAGAAACAATGAAAAAGGATAAGCATGAACATACAAAAACATAAATCCGTAGCAGTTAGAAAAGAAGATCATGAAACCTTGACAGCTTTGTGTGGTAAAGAACACAGAGGTCCAGCACAATATATGTCGCTTTTAATTAAAAAAGAGATCGAAAGACGTGCTAGATTAAAGAAAATGACACCAGAGGCTTACAGAACAAAAATCATGAAAGAGGTCAATGGGAAAGGTAATTGAAGCCTTTTATGGCACTAAAAACAAACCTGCTTGTTCTAAATGCAGAGGGAATCACTACGTTCTGAAAGAGGGTCTAGATAAGTCGAGAAAAGACTTGCATTTAGACCCGAAAAACTTTATTAATTGTAGTAGTTGTATCGACAACTCAAAAAACGCATCTTAGATTTTAGATTTTCCGATTAAGTTAATTAACAATGAGGTATTTGTGGCAGCACAAGACTTAGACAGTGCAATTAAAACAATTGCATCAAGAACTACACGCACTGAATTTAAAAAAATTAAGTCAGTTATGTATGGTCTATTTGCTGGTGCTGATTTCGGATTTGATGATAGTGGCCTGGCCTTCAGGAACCATATGGATCAGATCTATAAAAAAACCGAAAAAGACCGTTTGGCGATGCGAGGTTTACGTGTCGTGAAATGAGTTAGGTGAGGGCGCAGTGACTCTCTCTTTAGTCATCGTAGTAGAGCTACCATTCTATTAAACTGCGTCCTCGCCTAAATCAGTATGTTGGAGCTTAGAACTGAATTTGAAAACGAGAAACAACCAGCAGAACAAAAGCTTTGGAGAGCGGTTCTGCAACGTGCTTTTGAAGATGTTATCTACCCTGGAATTGAGCGCTCGCTCGTGGTTTTTAAATATAAAGCTCATATATGGTTTACTAGCAGACAGGTTGATTTTGACATTGTGTGTAATCTTGCTGGGTATGATGGCACTTATATACAAGATGCTTATCTTCGGATGGTAGATAAGGAACAAATTTTTTTCACAAATGAACAAATAAATTACATCAAGTGGCGTAGGAGCTATAATGAAAAAAGAGGACTTAGATTCTAAAAAGTTAAAGATATCAAAATTTTTTACAAAGATATGTTCTATGTGCGGTGTTACTAAAACCATAAATAATTTTAATTGGAAAGTATTAAATTTAAGATTAAGTGCTGAATGTTCTAAGTGCGCAATGGAAAGAGATAATAATAGACATAGCGCATCCATACATACCTACATTAAAATGTTAATTAAAAATAAAATATCCGACTGTAAAAGGGGTAAACGTGGTAAGTATATAAGCCTGGATCATGACTCTTTTTTTAAAATTTGGGAACGGCAGTTTGAGAAGTTTGGGTCCATATGCCCATACTCAGGCGTTGAGATGACTCATCAGCGTGGTGAAGGTAAAATAGGCACAAACGCATCCATTGACCGATTCGACTCATCATTGGGTTATATACCAGGTAACGTGGTTTTTTGTACTAATCTTACAAATAGTATGAAGTTAGACATGGATTTTGAGGAATTCCTGGTCCAGTGTCAAACGATAGCAGCTAATAGGGTTGACCATTCAAAGATAAGGGAGTATATGCAGAACCTTCAAGGTCTTAGGACGATGGATCATGGCCCCGAAGATGATTAACCGGGGCCAGATCTTCTATTTTCAAGGTCCCATATAGTATCTCCTAAGTAATTACTGTGTATACCATAAAAATACATAATAGTACACTGAAAACAGGAAAACTAACATTTATCCTTATTTATCAACACTTATTTTGTCAGTCTAGTACACTGAAAGTACACTGAATTTCAGTCTAGTATTATGTGTTCTACTGGTCTGGCGACCTTTTTTATGATAGATATTAATTTTAGGTTTTATATACCTATATAGATTTAAAAATTATGACCAACGCTGTAGCATTAAAGAAACGTATGAAAGGAGCTGAACTGCTTACACCAAAGCAGAGAGTATTTGCCGAATACTTTGTATCTCATTATCCAAAAGGAACTAAGAAAGATGCAGCCTTACATGCAGGTTACTCAGAAAAAACTTGTGAAAAAGTTGGAAGTTTATTAACCAACCCTGATAAAAATCCTCATGTGGTAGCTTACATTGAAAGACTCCGTGATTCAGCCTCAAAACAATACAAAGATCATTTAAGACATTTAAGAAGATTAGACCATTTATCACTTGTAGCAGAGGACAAAGGTCAATTAGCTGCAGCGATAAATTCAGAATTTCGTTTGGGACAATCAGTAGGGTTGTATGTAGATAAGAAAGAAATCAAAGTGCAGGATTTATCTGCAATGTCTAAAGATGAATTAATTAAACAAATCAATGAACTGAAAGATGAGATCCCAAACGCCAAAACAATACAGCTCGAAAGCACGGAAACCGAAGAAAAGTTGGAAGACTGAAGCTGAGTTTTGGAAATGCTTTCATGAAAAGCACAATGCTCATCTTACAACAAACGTGGGGAAGGTGACTGTAAATGTCTCTAAAAAAGAAGATTAAAGTTGGATATACCGATATTAAGATAGATTTGGTAAAAGAAATACCAGACAAGAATCAACATGTGTTTGGTGAGTATGACCCAGTTTCACAAAAGATTTTGTTAGATAAAAATCAATCAGAAAGATCGTTAGCAAACTCATTCCTACATGAGCTTGTGCATGCTGTCGTTGATAATTCAGGCTTGAATTCAGATGGTAATTGTTTATCATCAACCAAAGATGAGGAGCTTACAGTCAATGCAATCGCTAATCAATTGTCTCAAGTTATTAGAGATAATAAGTGGTTCTTACCCTACCTACAAAAGAATATAAATTTGAATGAAAAAGCAGGAGTCAAAGTTTTATCAGGAATTAAAAAAAGCGTGGCCAAACGTACATTTTCAAAGAATAGAAACAAGCGTAGGACTAGGAATTCCAGACGTTAATTGTTGTGTAAATGGTGTAGAGTTTTGGCTTGAACTAAAGGTAAGTTTAGGTAAGCGACTTGCTATAACTAAATATCAAAAAGCTTGGATTTTAAATAGATACAAAGCAGGTGGATTAGTATTTGTGTTGCAAAAGGCCCTCTCGGAGAGAGCCCTCAAACTTTACGATGGTCCATCGTTATTGGTCGATGTGCCATCTCCCATTTGCCATTTCCCATTTCCCATCGCTCATAAAGAAATCTTGCATGCGATCCTCCAGCAGCCGGAGCTCACCAGCAGGTGAACCATTCCTTCCCAACTCCCGTTGAGGTCCCAACTCCCATGGCTCATAAAGAAATACTAATGCCATGCTTCCCCAGCAGGGATCCCTGCCGGTGATGCAGGAGAATCTCCCAACTCCCGTTGTCCCGTTGGAGAAAAAAACGTCTTTATTGATGTTTTAAGGAGCTAGGTTCTCAGGATCCGGAGATGCGTGCTTCGTATTACAATCGTAAAAAAAATGCTTGACATTATCCCATGATGATATATATAGGGTCTTGGTAGCTCGACATCCATAAAACAATAAGCTCCTGTTTTTTGCTTCCGTTGGGCTACCCTTGATCAATTGTTAGTAGCGGGGATTGACCTAACCAAAGCAGTTGATCCTTGGAGGCATGGATATTCCAACTATGCAGACGATACTTACAGAGGCGTACTGCATATGGGTTACTGTAAGCGAAGTGCTTCCTAGGATCAGTGGACAAGAACACTCTTCGGAGTTTTCCGCATTGATCTGGGATCAGCAGGAGTACATCTCAATGTCTATCTGAAATAGTGGTAGCTACGAATGGAAAGGTTGATCGGGATTCGAAGGCGTCGAAGCCTAACCTGACCTCGGAGGGTCTGCGCACAGCCCGAGGTCTTGGTTTCCCACTTCCCATTTCCCACCTTGAATTCCTTGGAAGATATTTAAAAATACTAATGTAGCGATCCCTGCTGGGTTACGCCTGAAGCTGTGGTGTAAAAATTTTTGTTTGACATTCTAGATAAATATCTTATATACATGGGATGGGTGGTTTGTCAGTAAAAGTGATGCATCTGAATCTTTCCACCCTTAACTAATAAAGGAGCAGTACGATGACAAAAAAAGAAGACGACAAGAACATTGTGTTTTCATGTAAACACAAAGGCAAAGAAACATACTTTAAAATTAAATCTCAAGAGAAAGAACTTTCTTTTTCTAATTTTGTATACGTGTGGTTTAAGGAAGAAGATTTAGTGGAGAAGATGTGGGTGCAAATTACCGAAGGTACGCAGAAGTCAGGCGTTGGTAAATTAAATAATATTCCAACATTGTTGGAGAACAAAAAGTTAGGTGACAAGGTAGTGTACCATACAGACCCTGACGGCATAACGAGAGAGGTGTAAGATGGACGTTAACGATGAAAGAATCAAAGAGTGGATAGAAAAATGCCCCGAACACGACAATGAGCTGCTGCACAGTGACGATAACGGAATAGTGATGGTGGTTAGATTCAACAACGAAAAAGAGGAGGATGATATTCCACCGCCTAAAGAAAACAAACCCGAAGCTGGCAAGCTGTATGCATTGACCGGAGCTCGAGGCAGCAAGTGTATTGCTAATGGCAATACATGGGAAGAGTCCGTGGTCGGCGAAGAGGTGAAGCCTTAATGGCTTACATAATCACAGGATTGGTGTGCGTGGCCTTCGTGTCCCGTTTCCGTTGGCTAACGCTCACCGTTTTGATATTTCTTTTACTATGAACCTGCTGGTGATGCAGCGCTGGTCTCCCGTTCCCGTTCCCAACGACAAGGTTATAAAGATATAACTTTAATAGTGAAGCTCACCCTGCAGGGTTCTCCGGATCCGAAGTTCCCATTCCCACTCCCACTACAAACCCCATGTCCCATTTCCCAACTGAAGATGATGGGATCCGGCGAACCCACACGGGTAAAGAAGCGTAGCTTCGGCTAAAAAATTTTTCTACATTAGAATGATTGTAAATTGCACTTTATAATGATTCTAATTAACAGTTAAAAAATAATTTATTTTGTGCTTGATATGAACGTGGGATTTGATAAGTTTTACGAGTGTTAAAAACTACAAAAAAAGGAGAGAGTAAAATGGCACAACTAAAAAAGGCTTTTCAACTTAGCCCAAAAAATAAAAAGTTGATAATCAATTCTTGTGAATTAAAACAAGAACAAAAAGAACTAACATCAACATGGAATAGGATTTTAAAACCTAGTAATGTTGAGTTGTTCGAACTACTTAAAACTGATGAGATTAGTTTTAAGTCTAAAAAGTTGATGTACGTTTTAAAACGTAATGTTTCGACTTACAATTCTTTTAGTGTTGAGAACTTTAAAAAACAACACATGGATTTGTTTGAGAAATTTTCAACTTTAAATACTAGAACAACATGGTCTAGTGATATTAAGGAGTTGTAATTATGTCAAATGAGATTACAATACTTAATCAAATTGTTGAGAGTGAAAAAAGTAGTGATATCAAAATACAAGAACTCAAAACTTTTTTACACAAATATAAACAAGTCGCGAAACCAAAGATTGATTGGAAACTTGTAGCAGGACATTTAGATATGAGTATATTTGAATTCATACTCGATAATCTGCATGATGATAAAATCAAGAACTTTGGTCAATCGTTATCCAGTGAATTGTTCACAAAGTTTGGATTAGATAGAACAATATCCGATAATCGTACTGACAATTAAATCATATTCCGTTGGCGCAATAAAATGCGCCAACGGGCAATTCTTCCTATAAAAACAACCTTCAGGCACAGAAATCTACAGCAGATCCTACCAGCGTACTTCGGATCGCATCACCTGTAAATTCAGGGTCTCTATTCAAAAACATACTAGATATGGTACTTTGACCCCACCCCACCCCCCAAATCTTGTGCATGTAACTTGGCGATTGACATACGTGCAAACTTTCATAGAAATGATATAATAAAAATACTTATGGATTTGGAGCTACTACCTAAAG